GCTGGTCGAGGACATGGAGGAGCGGCATGCGGGCGTCGCGAACGCGTACCGGACGCTGTACCTGACCGCCGGGGCCGACGCGACGGTGATCGGGAGCAACCTGGCCGAGCTGGACCTGAAAGCGGTGCAGGGGGCGAATGAGACGCGCCTGTCGGTGCTGTCGCGGGTCCCGGCGGCGCTGCTGGGGATCTCCGAGGGCCTGGCCGGGTCGAGCCTGAACGCGGGGAACTTCTCGGCGGCGCGGCGGAACTTCGCGGACACGTGGGTGTACCCGGTGCTGCAGGACCTGGCGAACTCGCTGGCGCCGGTGGTGAAGGTCCCGGCGGACGCGGAACTGTGGTTCGACACGGCTGACATGCCGATCCTGCGGGAGGACGCGCGGGACGCCGCTGATATCGAGGCGGTGAAGGCCGTGACGATCACCGGGTACGTCAAAGAGGGGTTCACGCCGGAGAGCGCGGTGGCGGCGGTCCGCGGGCAGGACGTGTCGCTCCTCAAGCACGGCGGCCTTCTCAGCGTTCAGCTTCAGCCGCCCGGGGCGGGCCTGCCGGGGACTCCGGCGCCGCCGGTCCCGGCGGTACTGCCGGCCGACGGCGGCGCGTCCCCGGCCTAGGATTTGTTCGAGTTCTGCTCCGCAGCAGTTGACCACCGGACATTGCCCGGCTCATAGCCGCGATCGTTGTCGATCCGGTCCAGTGAGTACTTTCCGCCGCACTCGGGGCAGCGTGAGGGCTTCAAGCCGATCTCGCGCTCGATGTCAGCGGCGAAGGCGCGGATGTCGTGCCACCGCGCGCAGACCTCGATGCCCCGTCTGCCGTAGCGCTGATAGCGCTTGTTGCGGGGATTCTCGCAGCGGTCGAGCATGCCTCGCCAGATGTCGTGGAGGGGATGGCTGGTCATGCCGTTGGCTGGGGGCAGCCGGTAGCCATCCGGATCGATGCCGAGTCGCTGGCGCATGCGCTGAGAGGCTTTCTCGCTGCGCTGGCACCCGCAGGATACGATGTCACCTCTGTAGAGATGCGAGAGCTGGGCGACGTATTCGGTGCCGCAGTCACAGCGGAGCCTCGCGGCGCGGTCACTTCCCGGCCTGTCGGTCCTGGCCTTCCTGACCTCGGGGTCGATGACGGTTCCGCGGCCGAATCGCTGGCCCGCCTCTGCGTGCAGCTTCTGCGGTGGTGCCATACCAAAGATTCTAGTTCACGCCAGAGGTTAGGGAAGGCGATGGCTGCGAAGAAGCCCTACGGCGATGTCCCGTACGCCGATCCCGGTTATCTCGACGCTGACGGCAACCAGGCCAGCAAGTCAGGCAAGCCGGGCGTGAAGCGGTACCCGCTCAGCCCGGACAAAGTGGTGGCCGCCTGGTCCTACATCAACCAGGCCAAGAACGCGGGCCAGTACACCCCAGAGCAGCTCTCGGCGATCAAGGGCCGGATCAAGGCGGCCATGGCGAAGCACGGGCACAGCGTCAGCGAGGCCAAGAGCGCCGGGTGGCTGGAGGGCGCGCTGGAGCGGTTCAACAAGATGCACGCGCCCGCCGGGTCCTCGGCTGGCGGGCAGTTCGCCGCCGCGTCCGGCAGCAGCGCGGGCAAGGCCGGCGGCAAGGGCGCCAAGAGCGCCCGTCCCACGCCGAGCAACCAGCACCCGGTAGGGATTTTCGGCCCGAAGACCCTCGCGGCGGTGAAGGCGTTCCAGAAGTCGCACGGCCTGAAGGTTGACGGGCTGGTCGGCCCGCTGACGACGGCGGCGCTCCGCAAGCCCGCGGCCGGGCACGGTAAGCCAGCAGCCGCCAAGACCAAGGCCGCGGCGCCGAAGCCCGCGCCGCACGCCAAGACTGCCCCCCCGCGCGGGACAGAGCCGGCTGGCGAGGAGCGGGTCGCGGGCGCGGTCACCAACCCGGGGGGCACCGCCAAGCTCCACGAATACTGGGTCCACGGCGAGGGCGCCGCGAAGATCAAGTGGGGTACTCCCGGGGATTTCGACCGGTGCGTGATGCACCTGGGAAAGTTCATCGCCGACCCGAAGGGCTACTGCGCGAAGGCGCACCATGACGCGCTCGGCATCTGGCCGGCGACCCACGCGAAGATGGAGAAGCACATGACGCACTTCGCGCCCGACCTGGACGTCGTACGATCCGGCGCCGGGATGAAGCTGGAACCCGCCGAAGACGGGACGCTGGGGACGCTGACCGGCCGGTTCTCCGAGTTCGGCCGCTGGTACCGGGTGTCGTCGAAGATGGAGGGCGATTTCCTCGAGCGGGTCGCCCCCGGCGCGACCGCCGGCACGATCCGCGACAACAAGGACTCGATGCGGGTCCTGTTCGACCACGGGATGGACGCCCAGATCGGCAACAAGGTGCTCGGCCCGATCGATGTCCTGGACGAGCGCAGCGACGGCCCGCACTACGAGGTGCCGCTGTTCGACACGTCCTACAACCGGGACCTGCTGCCGGGCCTGAAGGCGGGCGTGTACGGGGCGTCGATGCGGATGCGGGTCACCGGCGACGAGTGGGACGACAAGCCCGCCCGGTCGGACGCCAACCCGGACGGCATCCCGGAGCGGACCATCACGGCGATGAAGGTGTTCGAGTTCGGCCCGGTGACGTTCCCGGCGAACCCGGGTGCCTCGGCCGGGGTCCGGTCCGGCACCGACGACTTCTACCACCGGCTGCGGCAGCAGGATGCCCCCGCGTTCGAGGACGCGATGCGGGCGGCCGGCCTGCCGCTCCCTGAAGACTTCACCGGGCGGGACGGCGCGCGGAGCGCCCCCGGCGGCGAGGAACCAGAAGATGACGTGCAGCCAGGAAACGGCGAGCCGTCGCCAGCCACCATCAGAGCGGCCCTGCGGGGCCGCGCCTGGCGCATGAGGAGACAACCGTATGCCTGAGAACAAGACCGAGGTGCAGGAGCCGTTCATGCCGGAGAGCATGGACGACCTGCGCGGCCGCACCCCCGACGAGCTCCGCAAGATGCTCGAGGTGCTCGACGCGCACCTGAAGTCGCTGCACCAGTCCGATGAGGGCGAGCTTCGCGACCTGACGGATGAGGAGGAGTCCGCGTTCAACGTCGGCATGGACCTCCGCACCGAGATCGTGGAGCGGCTCGACAAGCACACGAAGATCGCCGAGGTGTTCCGCCGCCGCCCGGCTGTGGTGCAGCAGGCCATGGCGAACATCCGGTACGGCCTCGACGACCCGGCCGGGGACACCCGCCGGCTCACCAACCCCGAGGCCCGGGACAAGGCGCTGCGGATCCTGGACTCCCGCGACGCCGCCGACCTGTCCGACGCGCAGAAGACCCAGGTCGAGAAGCAGCTCCGCCGCGACACGATCACCGCCCGGCGGATCCTCGTCACCGAGAACGAGGACTACCGGACGGCGTGGATGAAGATGGTCACCGACGTCCACCCGGTCCTGACCCCGGAGGAGAACCGGGCGGTCCAGGCGTGGTACGAGTTCCGTGCGCTGGGTGACTGGACGACCACCGCCGGCGGGTTCGGCATCCCGGTGTTTATCGATCCGAGCATCATTTTGACTGCTCAGGAGTCCGGGAACCCGTTCTTGTCGATCGCCAAGCAGGTCACGGTCAACACGAACCAGTGGAAGGGCGTGTCCAGCGCGGGTGTCACCTGGGCGTTCCAGACCGAGGCGGCCGCCGCGACGGACAACTCCCCGACGCTGGCCCAGCCCACCGTGCTGGTCCATATGGCGCGCGGGTTCATTCCCTACAGCATTGAAGTGGGAATGGACTACCCGGGCTTCGCCTCGGAGATGTCCACCCTGCTCGCCCAGGGCTACGACGAGCTGCTGGTGAACAAGTTCACCATCGGGTCGGGCACGGGCGAGCCGAAGGGCATCCTGACCGCGATCTCGGCGGTGTCCGGGGACCGGGTGAAGTTCGCCAGCGGTACCGGGCTGCTCACCTCCGCGGACCCGTACAACGTGTGGAAGGCGCTGCCCCAGAAGTACCGGCGGAACGCCTCCTGGCTGATGTCGATCGGCGTGAACAACGGGATCCGGCAGCTCGGCGCGGCCAACGTGTTCCACGGGTACACCGTGAACTTGCCGGCGGGCTGGGCGGACCAGCTGTTCAACCGGCCCGTCTACGAGTCGGCGTACATGCCCGACAGCACCACGTGGACGACCACCGCGGAGGGGCAGGCCGTCGTCGGCGATTTCAGCAACTTCGTCATCGCGCGAAATGGCGGGATGAGCGTGGAGCTGGTCCCGCAGCTGTTCCAGCAGGTCACGCAGGGCTCTGGGCCGGCCGTGCCCACCGGCCAGAGAGGCTGGTTCGCTTACGCGAGGATCGGAAGCGATTCAAGTAACACGGCCGGCTTCCGCCTCCTGGTGGCGAACTCCTGATGGCTGACCAGAAGGCCGACCCGAAGCCGCAGCCGAAGAAGGAACCGGCGCCGCTGGGCGACGCGGCGGCATCCACGGACCCGGTGGTGCAGAACCTGCTCGCGCACCGGGCGATTGCCGTCAGCAACGACGACAAGGACGCCATCAAGGCCATCGACGGCCAGCTCGCGGACCTCGGCGTCGAGTGAAATCGTGACGGGCCCGGCCCCCCAGGTGCCGGGTCCGTCACATCAACCTGGGAGAAGGATCGTGAACGTCGTCTACGCGAAGTACAGCACGCAGGTGGCCACCCCTGACGGCGGCCGCCATTTCGTCCAGGGCGGGCAGCACTGGCCCGCGGATGACCCGGTGGTGAAGGCCGCCCAGGACGTGTTCTCACCGGACGCCCGGTACGGCGTGTCGTACTCGGTGACACCCGCCGAGCTCGCCGACCCGCCGGTGGAGCAGGCGACCGCCGGACCTGGCGAGAAGCGGAACACGCGGCGTGGCTGACCCGGTGCCGGAGGGCCGTGACGGCGCGGTGGCTGTCGCCTACGTCTACAACGGGCATCAGGTCGCCTACTCCTGGCACCACTCGATGATCGAGCTGATCGGCTACGACCTGTGCCATGAGGGCCGGATCATCCGCGGCGGGTACGTGGCGATGAAATGCGGCACCGACGGGCTCGCCGACGCCCGGAACAAGGCCGTGAACCTGTTCCTGAAGGAAGGCCTGGCGGACTGGCTGTTCTGGATCGACACCGACATGGGGTTCGCCGCGGACACGGTGGACCGGCTCCTCGCCGCCGCCGACCCCGCGGAGCGGCCCGTGGTCGGGGGCCTGGCGTTCACCCAGAAGGAAGAGGAACCCGACGGGATGGGCGGGTGGCGGTGCCGCGCCGCCCCCACCGTGTTCGACTGGACCGTCCTGGACGACGGCCAGATGGGCTTCAGCGTGCGGTGGAAGTACCCGCCGGACGCGCTGGTCCAGGTCGCGGGGACCGGCGCGGCGTGCCTGCTGGTCCACCGGTCGGTGTTTGAGCGGATCGAAGCCGAGTACGGCACCTGGTATGACCGGGTGCCGAACACCACCACGAAGCAGGTGGTGTCCGAGGATCTGTCGATGTGCCTGCGGGCCGGGGCGCTGGGCATCCCGGTGCATGTACATACGGGCGTGCAGACGACGCACCAGAAGACGCTGTGGCTCGCGCAGGATGACTATTTCGGGCAGGTGGCGCTGTCGCAGCTGGCCCCTCCGGTGCCTGCGGCGACGGAGGAGACGGCGGTGATCGTCCCGGTGCTCCGCCGGCCGCAGAACGCGGCCCCGTTCATGGCGTCGCTGATTGCGTCCGACACGCTCGCCCGGGTGTACGCGGTCGCCGACGAGGACGACCCGGAAACCGCCGCCGCGTGGAAAGAGGCCGGAGCGTCCGTCCTGACCTGGCACGGGCCGTCGCCGGGGACGTTCGCGCAGAAGGCCAACATCGGCTACCGCCACACCACCGAACCGTGGCTGCTGCTGACGGGCGACGACGTGAAGTTCCACCCCGGGTGGCTGGACCAGGCCCAGCACGCCGCCCGCGACGGCGCCGACGTGGTCGGCACCAACGACCTGCACAACCCGCGGGTCACCGCCGGGGAGCATTCGCCGCACCCGCTGGTCCGCCGCGCCTACATCGACGAGCAGGGCGCCTCCTGGGACGGGCCGGGGACCGTGGCGCATGAGGGGTACGCCCACTGGTTCGTGGACGAGGAGCTGGTGACGGCCGCGAAGCAGCGGGACACGTGGGCGGCGGCCCCGCACTCGAAGGTGGAGCACCTGCACCCGCTGTGGGGCCTGGCTGAGGACGACGAGACGTACGCGCTGGGCCGGGAGCACATCGAGGCGGACAAGGCGCTGTTCGAGAAGCGGCTGGCCGAGCACAGTGCATGACCAGGCAATGGGGTGGATCGCCAAGCACGCCACCGGCGAGCCGGTGACGGTACTGGACCTGGGCGGCCGGGACATCAACGGCTCCCCCCGGCACCTGTTCCCCGCCGCGACCCGCTACACGGTCCTGGACATCCGCCCCGGCGATGGCGTGGATATCGTCGCGGACGCCGCGACGTGGGATCCGGGCGCCGAGACGTGGGATGTGGTGATCTGCGCCGAGACGTTCGAGCACGCGGCGTCGTGGCGGGCGATCTGCCGCACCGCATACGCGGCGTGCGCCCCGGGCGGCCGGCTTATCGTCACCACGGCGGCTCCGGGCCGGGCACCGCATTCGGCGGTGGACGGGGCGTTCCGGCTGCTGCCCGGCGAGCATTACGCGAACATCCGCCCGCCCGAGCTCGGGCGGGTCCTGATAGAGGCGGGCTGGGCGGACGTGGTAGTGGATGTCCAGCCGTCACCTGCGGACGTGCGTGCCGTAGCAGCGAAACGGAAGAAGGCGCCATGAGGTGGATCGTGCAGGCCGAGGGCGACGCCCCCGAAAGCACGCACCGGGACCTGGCCGAACGGCTGGGGAAGCTCCTGGGCCAGGCGAAGTTCGGGACGACCGCGTCGCATTTCGGCGGCGAGGACGTCAACGGCCCCATCCACGAGGCCGCCCCGAAGCAGGCAGACGAGGGCGAGGCCGGGTAATGCACCTGCTCGGCAAAGCGGAGCTCGTGCTGCCCGCGTGGGAACCGGACCAGGGGTGGCGGGTCCTGGACCCCGACGGCCATGTGGTCAGCGCGGGCGGCAAGACGATCATCCACGTGGAGCTCGTCTTCGGGGAGCTGTACGGGGTCGACGGCAGCACGGTACCGCTGCTCCGGCAGGTCAGCTGATGAGCGAACCGCCCGCAGTGGCGACGCCGGCTGGGTGGCTGGTCGTTGACCCGGCCGGCCACATAATCGATTCCGGCCCGCAGACCGTGACAGAGGCGTCCGCGGACGCAGGCGAGGAGACGTAAATGGCGGCCATCGACCAGGCGCTCGTGTCGATACTGCTGAACGGGCTGACGCCGACCGGCGCGGCGGGCATCCCGGGCACCGCGATCGGCACGCCGGTAGGCACCTCCGCGATGAAGATCCGGCTCAACTCGACGCTGAGCACGGCGGCGGCGGCGGGTACCGACATCGGCACGCAGACCTCCGGGTACAGCGCGGGCGGGTGGACGTCGCTCGGCCAGTCCACCGCGTCAGCGTCCGGGACGGCGGTCGGCGTCCCGCTCACCACCCAGTCGTTCGTCTCGTCCGGGTCGCCCACCGCGGTCGTGTCGTTCGACCTGACCGGCAGCGCGGCCCAGCGGGGATTCTGGGGGCCGTTCAACGCGCAGCCCGTCAACGTCGGATCCGGGAACACGTTCCAGGTAGTCGGCGGGAGCGCCGGAGCTGCGGGCATCCAGATTTCGCTGACCTAAAGGGGGGGCGGCCCGCTGACCGGGAGGGAGACGGGTAGGCGTGTCCTGGTCGGTCCTGCAGTCGGCGGGCC